CTTTTTCTAAAAGTTTTTTGTGTTACTTTTTCCTAAAAAGTAATATTTTCTCCCAATATATCATAAATGAAATTTAATGTTATCAAAAAATTATGTACTCCTGCGTACATTTATTTAGTCATATCTGTCATTTCCATTATTGTTATCATGTTTCAAAATGGTGGGAACACGAATATGTATTGCGTTGGCAGCTTCGAATGCCCTGTGCCAAGCACACCATTAATTTTCTTCTTTAAATTCTTGTATGTAGCTTTCTGGACATTTGTTCTAGATTCCATTTGCAAAGCTGGTCATAAACGCTTCTCGTGGTTTTTAGTTATCTTACCCTTTTTGTTATACTTTGTCCTTATTGGTTTGATGATGATGAATCAAGGTGTTGTACATGTATAATAATATTTTTCTAACCGAAAAAATATTATTACGTATAATAAATTCGTTTTCAATATTTAAATAATAATTTGTAATAAATTTGATTTACCGTAAAATTATTTTTCGGCCAGAAAAATAATTTTATACCGCAATCGCCGTAAGCGCTATTATATTAGCTATCCAACACCATAAACTGCCACTCTCTCCCGGATAGTATTTTTTCGTATAAAGACAAGATCCAAAAGTTAATATAACGAAAAATAGAGCATGCGCAAATGGTTTGATCATCAACATGGCCAATAACAATAATAGAATATACATATTATCAACACGGGCTAATTGTGGCATTTTATCATTATTTTTGATAAAAGACCACACCAGGTGACATCGTTTGCCTTTAACCGATAACCATTTTTTGTCAGCATCTGTAACAAACCCATTATATGCTGCGACCGAAGCTTTAAGAAGAGACAATACTCCAACGCCTAAAAGCACTGCTTTCTCCCAAAGTTGTTTATAAAGGGTGGGACGAAAATAATATAATCCTGCTACTAAAGAGAAAGGTTGTAAGAAGATAAAAATCAATGATAATTTGGATGAAAAGGAATGGTCTTTCATATCACTCCACATAAAGAATTCAAATAACTGCATCAAAGAAAAACACATAATGAAAATAGCAAATGGTTTATCATTGGTAATATTTCTATTCCACAAATACACACTCATCAAACTACTAGATATAAAGGTCGCCAACGAAACCGGTGCACTCCAGCACATTATTATATATTATCATAATATATTAAGATGAATTCATATAGTAATATACTAATTTATTGTATTAATTTGCAACATAGAAAAGATCGAAAGAAACATTCGGAAAATGAATTCTATAAAATAGGCATCTCTCCTGATAATGTCATTTACCCGAATTTTGTAAAACATGCCAAAGGTGGCGTCTATGGTTGTTATGATTCGCATATGAAGATATGGCATGACTTTTATTTCAACCACCCTGAACAGCAGTATTGTATCATTTTTGAAGATGATTTTGTCTCGCATCCGCAATCCAAAGAATTATTACAAAAAGCCCAACAATTTATTATCCACAATAATGACGCAGTTGATCTCTTGTTTCTACATAATATGTGCATTCCGAGTACCATAGCAGATACACAAAATAATATAAATGATGCAGACTTTGTCAATGGTTACGGAGTTCTCATGCAAGCTTATCTAATAAATCGAAAATATATTACTCGGATTTTGAAAAACAATAATAATAAATTACCGCCGCCGTCATCAGATGACCCAATCGATATTGTTACGACTTTTATACCCGAGCATTTACTTTATAGCGAAAAGGTCTATTATACTAAGCAATTATGTTTTACCCAACTAGAAGATTATTCGGATATAAATGAGATGAATAAATCATTTAGAAAGTATACAGATAAGGTAATAACATCGAGTATAAGCATATGTGTTTATTTGAAGAAAAAAGATTTGATAACGGACTCTAATATTAAACGCGTGTGTAACTTTTTCCGATTATAATGATCAACATCTTATAAATTGCCACAACAATATAGAACACTCGTGAGAAAATATAGTATCATTGATACTATATTTTTAAACACAATATAGAACACTCGTGAGAAAATATAGTATCATTGATACTATATTTTTAAACACAATATAAAAATAATACTACTGATAGTATATAAATGGAAGAGCGTTTTCCTTGGTTAATTATAAAAAAGTATTTTAATGATAATCCGAATTATTTAGTCGCTCACCATCTAGACTCTTATAATTCTTTTTATAATGAAGGTATTCATCGCATCTTTAAAGAGAAGAATCCGATCAAACTCATGAAAGAACAGGACCCAAACACTGGCGAATTCGCCCTAAAATGTGACATGTATTTGGGCGGCAAGAATGGTGACAAGCTCTATTATGGTAAGCCGGTTATTTATGACGAAAATCGCGAACATTTCATGTATCCGAATGAAGCCCGGCTCCGCAACATGACTTATGGTATCACCATTCATTACGATGTAGAAGTAGACTTTTTCATCAAAAATAGTGAAACCGATGAGATGCAGCAAAGCACTATTACCTTGAATAAAATCTTTCTAGGCCGTTTTCCCATCATGTTACAATCTGATCTCTGTATTCTCAACTCGCTTGACAGGCAAGTGCGGTTCCGGATGGGCGAATGTAAGAACGATAATGGCGGTTATTTTATTATCGACGGAAAAGAAAAAGTCATTGTCTGCCAGGAGAAATTCGCCGATAATATGCTCTATGTGCGGGATAAAGGTAATGATCTCTACAGTCATTCAGCCGAGATTCGATCCGTTTCGGAAGATGCTTCTAAACCCGTCCGGACACTTGCCATAAAAATTGTGGCACCGAGCACGACCTTGACAAATCAACAGTTTGTGGTCATTGTTCCGAATGCACGTAAGCCGGTGCCTTTATTCATTCTGATGCGAGCACTCGGCATTGAATCCGATAGAGAGATTATTGATTATTGTCTCTTGGATAGAGAGAAGTATGCGCATTATGTCGATTTATTCATCCCCTCGATCCACGATGCCGGTAAAATCTTTAACCAAGAAGTAGCCCTGAAGTATATTGCTACGCTGACCAAAGGCAAAACTGTTCCTCATGCACTGGAAATCTTGACGAATTATTTACTGCCGCATGTTGGCGAGATGAATTTCCAAGAGAAAGCGTATTTTATCGGGTATATGGTCAAACAGTTGCTATCAGTCTTCTTAAAAGAAACGAAAGCGACGGATCGGGATAATTTTCGCTACAAACGAGTCGAGCTGACCGGGTCGCTGTTATACGATCTCTTTAAAGAATATTATTCGCTCCAGCAGCATCATATTTACCAGAAATTTGATAAAGAATATTATTACAAGAAAGGGGCCTATTTGAAGAATTTCCCATCTCTCGTCGAATTAAATTATAAAGAGTTTTTCGGGGAACGGATTGTGGCGGATGGTTTCCGGAAAGCCTTTAAAGGTAATTGGGGTTCTGAAGCCCATACAAAGCGGGTCGGTGTCGTACAAGATGTGAACCGCTTAAGTTTCAATTCCTTTATTGCCCAAATGCGGAAAATCAATTTACCGCTCGATGCCAGTGCGAAAATTATTGGCCCTCGTTTAGCGCATACGACCCAGTGGGGTATTATTGATCCGATTGATACACCGGATGGCGGGAATGTCGGTTTACATAAGAATTTGACGATTATGGCGGCAGTGACAAAGGGCTACTCGGCTTACCCGATGATGCGATGGCTCCGGATGCATGCCGATCTTTTACTGCTCAATGAATGCACCCCGCTAATTGTGTCCCGTCTTTGTAAAGTGATTGTAAACGGTAAATGGATCGGGGTGATTGCCGAGCCGAAAGAAATTGTGCAGACGATAAAATCATTGAGACGGATAGCGGTGATTCCGACATTTACGAGCGTGTATTGGAATATTGAACAGAGCACACTTTATATATACACAGATGCGGGGCGTATTTGCCGACCAATCTTTTACACAGCTGGCGCAGGCCGGATGAAGCCAAGCTACTTAAATGATGCCCTCTTAGAGAAAATCGGTAAAAATGATTTCACTTGGGAACAATTGGTCACCGGCTTTGCTGCAAAGAAAGATAAATTAAAGCCCGATCACGTTTACGACAGTATCGCCGAGCTCTATAATGCGACTGATCTCAAAGCCTTGAATGGTTCCGAAGCACTCTTGGATTACGTCGACACCGCCGAAGCCGAAGGTGCTCTTATTGCGATGGATTACGATATTATGCATAAAGCCCAGAAACCTTATACGCATATTGAAATACACCCGTCGCTCATGCTTGGGGTCATGGGTAATCAAGTCATTTTCCCCGAAAACAATCAATTACCGCGTGATTTATTCGCCTGTGGTCAAGCTCGGCAAGCCATTTCGCTCTACCACTCCAACTATCCGGTGCGTATGGATAAAACGGGCATTGTCCTAAATAATGGCCAAGTGCCCCTCGTAAAAAGCCGCTATCTGAAATATATTAACAATGAGGAACACCCCTGTGGCGAAAATACAATCGTAGCGATTATGTCTTTCAATGGTTATAATGTCGAAGATTCAATTCTCTTTAATGAAGGGTCTTTGAAAAGAGGGCTCTTCCGCACGACCTACTTCAGTGTCTATGAAAGCCATGAAGAAAGTGCTACAGTGGGCCAAAAAACCTCGAATTCTTATTTTGCCAATATTGAAGGGAAAGAAATGTCCGGCACTAAACCCGGTTACGATTATTCGCAGCTAGATGAATACGGCTTAGTGAAGGAAAATACGTATGTGGACGAGAAAATGGCTTTAATCGGGAAAGTCACAGCTAATCCGGATAAACCTGGTACCTTCTTGGACGGTTCATCGTTTCCGAAAAAAGGGCAAATGGGTTATGTGGACAAATCGTTCATGACCGAAGGCGAACAAGGTCACCGTATTGCAAAAGTGAAGATTAGGAATGAACGCATACCCGGCATTGGTGATAAGTTTTGCAGTCGCTGCGGGCAAAAAGGGACAGTTGGTCTCGTCATTCCTGAAGCGGATATGCCTTTTTTGGCCAACGGTATGAGACCGGATATTATTATTAACCCGCACGCCATTCCGTCCCGTATGACTATTGGTCAATTGGTTGAATCCGTTATGGGTAAAGCGTGCGCCATGCAAGGGGCTTTCGGCGATTGTACGGCGTTTGTCAATAAGAGCGATATGTCAAAAGTCTTCGGGCAACTCCTCACCCATAATGGTTATCATTCAAGCGGTAATGATATTCTCTATAATGGGCAAACGGGCGAACAGATCCAGACCGAGATTTTTATGGGACCGACCTATTATATGCGATTGAAACATATGGTGAAAGATAAGATCAATTATCGTGCCTTAGGTCCGCGAACCATGCTCACCCGGCAGACGGTGCAAGGGCGGGCGAACGACGGTGGTCTGCGGATAGGAGAGATGGAACGGGACGGTCTTATTGCTCACGGCATTACCAATTTCTTACAAGAATCAATGCTGGTCCGAGGTGACGACTATTATATGGCGGTCTGTAATAAAACCGGCTCCGTAGCCATCTATAATGAAAGCCAGAATTTATTCTTCAGTCCTTTGGCCGATGGTCCGATCAAATTCAATGGCGCTTTAAATAGCGAAAATATGAAAATTCAGACCTTGAGTAAATATGGGCGGTCGTTTAGTATTGTGCGGGTCCCGTATGCTTTCAAGCTGCTCATGCAGGAATTGGCGACGATGAATGTGCAAATGCGCTTAATCACTGAAGCGAATGTTGATCAGATGACTAATCTCTCTTTCTCAGATAATTTACAACGTTTAACCGGTAAAGCTACTACACAAGGGGTAAAAGATATCTTGCCGAAAGCGACGGCCGCCGATAAAGCTGCAGCTAGAAAGAATTTGGCAGCACTCGGTTTCTCTAAATTACCGCCACCGCCGTTTAAGAAATGGCTCATCAGCGCCCTTGAGCCACTCAAAATAGAAGATTTGTCGCCTTTACCGACCGCCGGCTACGACGAGTTTATTAATTTAGAACCGGCCCAAGAAAACAGTTGGTTTGATTTGAGAAAGAAAATAGATGATACGAGAAATAAACTCTTTGATATTCCGACCAATGCTTTAGTGAATCTGACAAGTCAGCTCGATATGTACAGTACCTTACGCACGGTCCTGCAGAACACCTATAATATGGAACATGCGACAAATGCGGCGCTCAAAATGTATGAAATTCTGAATCAAATGGAATTGCTGATGCCAAATGGCAAGTGTTTGCCGGTAGTCAATGCTTTCTGTAATGCCGAATTACCTGGCGCATTTATAATTGCCATTAATCATTTTATGCGGACCAAATGCGTGAGCAGTGATTTTGATTGGGTCGCATCAGCCAATTTACCTGCAACATCAATGCAAGCCCCGGCGGGACAGAAAACCATTCTAGAAGATCGCTTTAATATTTATGAAAAGAATCGTTTACACTGGTTGATGGGACCGGCGCCCAACGCTTTACCGGAAGGTGAGCAGCAGATTAATGGTGATCTAACTGATCCTTCTGTGATTAATACACTCGGAAATGCAACACATCAACGCTTTTCGGCAAATGATGGGGCAAATTTATATACCAGTGAGATCAGTCTAGAATTATCCGCCGAAGAAATGTACCGCCAAGAAGATTTAAGTTCTTTAATGAATTATGGGCAAATTATTACCGGTCTTTTATCTCTCGCTATTGGGGGAAATATGGTGACGAAACAATTTATCTTTTGCACACCATTTAGTCGCTCTTTAATTGCTATTGTCGCCTCGCTTTTTGATGAGACCTATATTACAAAGCCGAAAACAAGTCAGCCGACGACGCCGGAAGTCTATTTAGTAGCAAAAGGCTTTAAAGGTATTAGTAGCGAATTGTCGACAGCCCTGCTGGATCGGGCCGAAGCGTATAAGACGTTGGATAAAATGCCGACACAATGGGGTTCGCTCTTACAGCCGAATATTCTCGCTTTGGCGGATGCGGATATATTGGCGGCGGCCCAAGAAGTGCACGGGGAACAGCAAGTGACTTTTTTGAATGAAATCGTCGAAGCTTTCCGAATAAAGAATTTTGAAAATGTCTATGAAAATTCGGCTCAAGAAGCGTGGTTGAAAGAAAATCCTGTACTGGCTATCAGTAAGGACGAGAATCTGAATAATACACAGATTAGTGCGGAGGAGCAGGCGCAAGCAGCACAAACACAGCAGTCACAAGCGCAGCAGTCACAAGCACAGCAGACACAAGCACAGCAGACACCTATGGCACCACCATTAATTATCAACAAGCCTTTAACAACTCCGGAGCTAGAAGAAGAATCGATTTTAGTACCGGAAGAAGAGAAAGAAGAAGGCGAAGGCGCAGAAGGCACCGAAGGCGAAGGCGAAAGCGAAAGCTCCTCAGAGGATAAAGAAGGCGGAAAGAAAAGCAATAGAAAAACCATTACATTCAAACTATAATAAATAAAATTGAATCGTATTAAAAATAACTTATCTATAATATAATAGTAACGAAAATGGCACAACGTAATAATACTCAAAGCGGACAAATTATCGAAACCTACAATTCACGCAAGACGATTATTGATCTCTTAGAAGCACAAAAATACGATGTATCGCAATATAAGGATTTCGGCATTAATGAAGTCAACACACTCTTTGAGACGAAACAAATGGATATGTTGCTCCGAAAAACAAGCGAAGATAAAGCTGTTTATGTTAAATACCATTTAGCGAAAAGTCTGCGACCGGTCAATTTATATGAATACATCGAAGATCTCTTTACCCTAGAAGAAGTATTGAAGAAAAAAGACGATCTCATTGTGATTATGAAAGATGAGCCGAACGACACGATACGAAAAACCTTGATGAATATTTGGGAACAAGACGGAATCTTCGTTATCGTCATCAATATTAAACGGCTGCAATATAATATCATGAATCATCAATTGGTACCACCGCATATCGTGCTCAGTAAAGAAGAAGCCGCCGAAGTGAAACTCAAATATAATATTTTAGACGATAGCCAAATACCGGATTTGTCACGTTTCAGCCCTGTATCACAAGTAATTGGTATTCGGCCGGGCGATTTGTGCCGAATATTCAGACCGAGCAAAACGGCGATCAAGGCAGAATTTTATCGTGTCTGCTTGAATAAGTAAGCTGGCCTCTTTCAGTGGCGGCCGGCACCCTTAACCAAACCGTAAAAATATTATTCCGCAGGGAATAATATTTTTATATATTAAACAAACATGGCCTTAGACAAATATGTTGCTCCTGTTTTTTTAACAGATCAAGCCAAGAATTTAAATGACCGTTTTTATTTGTTGTTAACTAATCTAGTCAACAGTTATCCTGACTCCAAATTAAATCCGTCGCTCATTTCTGAAACTGATCCAAACAAAACCAATATACAAGTTTATAACAATAATATGGCTGAGATGATGGCTTTGCAAAATGAATATTTTATGTACAAAAATAGTATTGTGATGAGTAGCCAAGAATTGATGGCGAAAGTCAACAGTGTAGATGATCAGATTAATTTTTTAGATGCTGAAAATAAACAATTATCCATTGAATTAGATGAATTGGCCAGTTCTAGTCATTCTTCTGAAGGCCTATTAGATGATAGTCAAATAACTCGTAATCAAATGCTTTATGGAAATATTGTTTTATTTGTAATTATGGCGGCAGGTGGCTTTATATATTATAAAAAAGTCATTAATAAATAATATTCTTTTTTATCTAGTTATTGTATAACATATGTTTTCTGATTTAGATACATATAATACAATAAATGCTGATACTGAGCAAGGGTCTACTTTTCTAGAATATAAAAAAAAATATGCAACTGCCAATGGAAATAAACATAACTTATTAGAAATATCTTCTTCTATTGATCTAGGTTCCATTGTTGAAGCCGTAGATGGAACCGATTCTATTAATAGAAATAAAAGTGCTACTCAAACAAACTTGACGGCAAATCAAATCGAATTTAATGATTTATTATCAAAATATTCACTCGCCTATAACAGCTATATTTTAACTCTTACAAGTTCTAGTGATAATTCAGAGTCTGAAGCAAAATTACAGGAGTTGAATAACCAATTGATTACTAAGGCTCAAACAATTGTAACAGAAATGAATTCATTAAACGAAATGGATAATACTTTAAGTGAATCTAATCAAGATACTAAATCAATATTAGTTCAACGCATTAAGGAATTGAAGGAACATCAAGATAAACTAAATGGTTTTAATAAAAATCATGATTCAGATTCAATTGACGGAAAGCTTGAAACTAGTGCACTTAGTATGAATTCGGTTTATTATCATTATATTGTTTATTTCTTTATTGGGCTTACGCTTATCGGTTTTATTTTCTACATCTCCATGAACCCGAATGCTGACGTTATGAAAGCGGTTTTTCTATTAATAGCTTTATCCGCTGTCTATATCATTTCACGATGGGTCAATAAGTAATTTTATTTGTGCCGTAATTATATATATGACATATCCAACTTCTTGTGGAACGAAAGGAACAGTTACAGATATTTCATTAGCTTGTTTAAATGATATTTTGAAAACAACTGGCAAAAAATGTACAACTACTTTTCAAGCAACAAGTGATCCGCATGCTTTTACTTTAGTCGGAGGGCCTCCAGGACTATTGCCTTTTTCCACTTATGGGCAAAGTTTATCAACAGTATTTACGAATATGGGTATAATGCAAAATTATCCATCTCTATGCGAAGCCGGAACCTATAGCGATCCTACTGGAACAAATTTGAATGCACTCACTTCTTATAATGCCGAAATCACTGGTTTAACTGCCCAATATGTCTACCTATATAATCAATATACGACTTTATTAAAACAGACTCCAGAGGATGATTCCGATAATGCTGAGGTATTAAGTTCTTATAAATCAACGGTTAATAGTATTAAAGCGGATATAGATAAATTATATCCCCGAATAATGAATATAGCGACTACTATTAGTGGTAGTATTGCAAAAGTTATTCCTCAAGGCGAGACTAATACTGAAATTATTAAAACGAATGCAACGAATCTAGTGAATAAAATTAAGAACATGCAAATAGAGTTTTCCGCTTTAAATGAGTTTAATGAAAAAAACAACCCGATAGAATTAGACGGGCGTTATGATGAAACTAAAGTAAAAACAGCAAGCAGTTTTATTAAAAATATACTTTACATTTTGTTCGCCATATTTGTGATTGTTTGTTTAGTTGTGCTGAATATTTCACCGACTGAAAGCAAATTAGACATGTTTATTCTTGCTTTAGGGATTATTATTCTAGTGTATTATATTTACAATTATTTTCAAGGACTACAGAAATAATGTAGATCTATTATAATATAATGTCAACATATTTTGAAAATGAAAATGAAAAAAAATGGTTTGAAAAGAAATTAATAAAACAAAAAGAAGGATATAGAGGAGGGATAATGGGTTCTATTCCAGCAGTTGATGCCATAAATAACAGCGACATTGATTTTGCCAATACAAAAAGTATGACTAATAATTTGGCTCAAGGTCTTGACAGGTTTAATCTATCGAATAATGCTTTAAATGATGCGACACAAGCTTATTTAGGTGCGACGGCTAATTACGGCTCTAATAAAAATTACAATGTGTTTATTACTACACCGACGGATTTTAGTGAAATAAAGTCTACACCCAATGAAATTGTTAGTTGCGTTGCAAACAGTTCTTATGGCGGGTTAAATGACGCTTCCACTCAAGGATTTGATATCGCTTATCCGATTAATCCAACTAGCAAAACCAATTTTCCTAATGCTGCGGCTGCCGCGAATGCGTGCAAAATATGGGCGGCGGATACGCAAGTAACTGGGGCTTCATCTACTTTATCAGCTTCCTCTCCTTCTGATATTGCACCGGTTTCTTCTGATAAAACTTATTTTGCGGTGACCAAAGATGAAACTAATTCTCATTATAAATGTCATATCGGCAATTTAACCGGCACGCCTTCACAATATTCTGTTAAACAAACCGCATATGTCTTGGCTAATTCGAGTGATGCGGATTCTGGTGGATTATTTCTTGACGGCACTATCGGTGTTTATAATAGCAATCCGCCAACACCACCGGCTGATCCAAGTAATCCTAGAAATGGTGTATACATTAATACTGCTTTAACCGGTTACGGCAGTTGTGATAAATGGGTCGGTGGTTCAATCAATCCAGGTACAATAAAAGCGTCATTGGGAGTGAATTGTACAAATATTACAATTAAACCAGTAAATGTACGCTATATTCAAATTCTTAGCAGTGGAAATAATGACGGTTATATTCAAATCAATAAATTAAAAGTATTTGCTATTGTAAATGGAGTCTCTAGAAATATAGGTGCTGGAGCTGGAATTAATAATAGATTACTTACTACAAGAAGTGCGACAAGTGGTAGAGGAACAAAACCCGGTGAAAATGCATTTAATTATGGATGGGCTTGGCTTCCTGCATGGTTTGCTATTGTTGATTGGGGACCTACACATTATCCTTATGAATATCATTCGGGTACACCTAGTCCAGATGAATGGTGGCAATTAGATTTAGGTCAAGAATTTCTGGTCTATCAAGTAGACTACTATAATCGTGGCGATTGTTGTCAATATCGTGCACAAGGAATGAAAATGATTTTTTTGGACGGGAAGAAAGACGTAGTTAATGTTAAGAATCCTGATACAGGTTCAAGCACACCATATCTAAGCTTCAAAGATGGAAGTGCTGTGCAAAAATTTATGGTTTCAGCGCCTTAACAAGATACATGTATGCATATGTTGTAGTACTCATAAATGTTGTAGTACTCATAAATGTTGTATCTTTATATAAAATAATCTTACTTTTATATAAATGACTTATTATGTTTTAGACGGTAATTGGACATCATTAGTTGCATCTGAAATAGGCACCAATAATGAATCTTATTTATTTCCAATAAATACTACAATAACAGATCCTGCTGTCGGCTGTGATAAAAAAACATTTTATGCTAGTTATCAATGCGGTAATGACAAAAAGGTAAAAAATATTCCGTCGATATTAGAGGCTGTCGGTCAATCTGCCTTATTTGATTGTTCCGATTTAAATAAAAAATGTAATGGATTAACTTTGAATTTAGGGGATGATGGGATTTTAACAATACAAGATACGGCTGGCGCCAAACTTTGGGATAGCACCAAATCAAAAAATTATGCTGCCTTACCAATCGATAA